AAACCTTTTATCGCATAAATCCGTAAGTTTGTAATTGTTTTTCGGTATTTAAACCCTCTCCTATTTTCTTCGCATTTTCAATCGGGTTAGTTCGATCTATACTGACGTTCTGCATTTTCATTAGAATATCATCACGAGGACGGTAATACTTCATTGTCATGTTCACATTCGTGTGCCGAGCGAGTTCTTTCATCAACGGCAGCGGAACGCCGCTGTCGAGTTTATTCGTGATGTACATGCTTCTCAAGGCATGCGGTGACGCTTCCACATCTATTTCTTTGCACAATTTTTTAAAACGTTCGTAAAAAACAGCCACCGTCAATTCTTTTATTCCGCCCCATTCGTAAAGGATAAGTTTGCCGGATGTACAATTATATTTTCCAACGAGCGTATTTCTGTAATCCATATAGGCAGACAATTCTTCACAAAGTATTTTGTTCATCGGCAACCTCGATGTCTTTTTTCCCTTTCCTCTGACGATCGTTATCCACTGGCCGTTCACATCTTCGATATTGAGATTGCATATCTCCGATCTGCGCAGTCCGAGTTCCCCGCCCAATATAATGGCCATACGAAGGTTCGGATCGTCAACCATTCCAAGCAATTTGAGGTAATCTTCATACTCGATGGTTTTTTTATTTTTAATGACAATATCGTATGTAATGTCCATCTTATAGATTTTGACATTGCTCCGGTCTTTTGACATATAATAACAAAAACGCTTCAGTATCGTTACATAGTTCAGTTTCGTGTTGTCCGAGATTCGCATATCGAGGATATAATTAACCTCTTTCTCGCCGATCTTATCAGGGTCTGTTTCTAACCCGTTATCACAAAACTGCGACAACAATCGCCGCATCGTAAATCTGTATTTATTCGTTGTGTTCTCGCTTCTTCTCTGGTATCGTTCAACGAACTTATCCACGATCTTGAACACTTCTGTCAGTCCATCTTCTATTCTTGTGCTTCCCATCCCTTTCTCTGCGGCGCATCCGCTCAAGGAAGCACCATCCTTTGTCTATTCATGTTAGTACACTCCGCCTTTCGGCCTGTGTGATATATTCCTAAATGTATAAAAAACTGACACATAGGTGGTAAGGAGCACTTTCGATGGAGTGTACTAAAAACCAAGGCGCACTCCTTACCGTTCTCTAATATCGCTTATACGATATTAAAGAAATGCCGTCCGCTCCGGAGGGGTACTGTATAATCGACTTAATCCCTCGTCAAACACACAGTTAATCGAAGCGGACAATTCCATTAGAACCAAGGAGTATTAATAATAATATGCGCACACACAGGTGTTACGCGCATGCGCACGCGAGAGGTTCCCCAGACGCCGTCACACACACACATCACACATACACAAGTACCTGTGTGTAACATTATACACAATGTTTATATACCAGTTAAGCGTACACTTAATTGGGGAAACCCGAGGAGTGTACTGAAGATGAAATCACTGAACACATGGCTGTCCTGCGAATGGGACGGAACGCCGATTGAGATATACGACGGGTCAAAGAAGATAGAGATCGACAACGGACCGGGCGCGATAACCGATAAGGTTGCGGCCACCGAGTACGGAGAGAGGAACGTGAAGGATGTCTACTTCGACAAGCGGAGCAGAACACTGATCGTAGAACTGTATGTGCCGATGGTGTGGTGAAAATGAAGATAACAGAACCGACATACGGAATGTGCGGAAAAGAATATAACCCGAAGGACTACGTCAAAATAGGTTCCTGCGACGGACTTGTCGAAATAAAAGGCAGCATGTTCATCGGAACGCCCGCAGGCGTGAACAGGCTCGTCAACGAGATAGCGGACATCATATCACGGAACGCGAGATATGACTCGTTCGAGGTCATATACGACGGTAAGACGCTATCCTGCCCATCATCCCACCCGAAACACTGGGAAGAGGTCGAAGGCTTGAGCATGGGGAAGATACGCGCGACACAATCGTGGTACGATCCAAAAGACCCGGTAGCGACGAAGCAGGGAGCGGTCAGATATGCGCGGGAGCTTCTCGCGGGTATCGGCATAGCTTACAGGATCGACGAGGAGAAGCTCGGCGAACTCGTCCGCAAATACACGACGCAATACAACATCGTAAGCGCGAAGCAGGCGATGGTCGCGGCACTCGATGAGATGAACGTTCCGAACGATATGATAATGGAATATCTCGGCATGTCCGCTCCGGCTGTGTCCGAGAAGCGCCTTAAGGTTAAGACGAAGATAACACAGCAGGATAACCTCATCGCCGCCAATGCGCGAAGGGAGAAGGCAAGGACAGGCGTGTTCGTATGGGTCGCGATAACGGGAACGGACAGGGACGAGGACTGGACGATCTGCGACGGCAAAGAGGAAGCGATCGAGAAGGCGAAGGCCTACTGGAATCACCTTACAGACAGGGAGCAGAAGAACGACAACCATGTTGCGCTGGCCGTAAAGATGGAAAGGCTCGATGATGAGGATGAACCGCTGGACGGCGAATATCACGACGAGATCGACGTGACCGGACGGGATGAGTGAACCGCCCGCAAACCTTTTACATCCTTCACTTTTGTAACGATTATAACTTCTATAACAATTAATCGTTATAGGAACTTCGCCTTGATCTCGAACGGCTTGCCGTCCTTTACGACGGTGAACGTTCCCTTCCCCATCTGAATCTTGAACGCTGTCAGCTGGTGCGGTTCTGTGTCGATGTAGTCCGTCTTATCGAGCGATTGATAGGACGCCTTCCCGCCAATGTGTGTTATCTTGACGCGCTGGAACTTCCCGATCCATACATAATATGCGAACCCTTCGCCTTCCTTCCGCCACATGCCCTTATGGTCGTTGCGGTTCAATCCCGAGGATATGTCAACGGCAACATCGGACGTGAACGGCACCATCGTTATGAGTTCAGTTGGTGTTGCAGATTGAACGGGTGCCTTTGCCATACTTCCTGAATAGAATATATCGTCCTTGTTGCCGTCCGCCCTTATTCCGAAGCTCCCGCTCACTGCGATCTTATCGTGTTTTTCAGCCTTATCACCGCGCTCGAACTTAAGCATGTTATCACGCGGTTTAGATACTTCCACGTTGTCCTTGAAATTATAAATGACATCATCATCCATCGCGAAGAACAGAGAATCATCTTGAACGTTGAGCGTGTCTACGATCATTATGAACGGGAACCGCCCGGCGATCCGAACGTCAAATATCTGAATGTCACCGTATGCGTTCCAACCCTTCTCCCACTTGCTGTTAAAGTAACCGTCGACGAATGCGTCGTATGTTTCTTGTTTCATCTCCGTTTCCCCTCTTAAGATGTTTGAATGAAGCGGTTTACTTAGGCGCACCGAAGCCGAATATGAAAGCCTGTCCGGGTGTCCAATTCCCCGCCTGCATCGTGTAAGTGAGCGTGAACCTTCCGTCAGCGTCCGCCGTTATGATAGTGTCCTGAAGCGTGGGAACGACATACACCTTATAGGTAAGAAGGTCTGCGCTCTCGAATCCCATAACGATGTTGTACGGTTCGCTTCCGAGGTTGTAGAACTCAACAGTAACGGACCAATAACCCGCCACTCCGTATAACGTCCTCGTGTTTGTGAAGCCGTCCGCTTCCGGGTATAGGTCGGCCATCAGTGCAAGGCGATTTCCTTCATCCAACAATGTGCCATCAATACCATACTCACCTACTACGCCGAGATTCGTTAGTTTTACGGTGTAATACGGGTCTATGTTCGGCGGATCGTTATCATTGTTATACGACAGCGCAACGCCCATCATTATGACAGCGGCCACTATTACGACCGTTATCACTCCCATTCTATCCACGTTCACGGGTGCTTAATTTGGATGTTAATAATTAAACTTTGTCCGGGACCTTTATCAACCCTTTGGGATATTTTATACGGAATGTTAACAAACTGACCGCTTCCGATCTGATAAGCAACCTCTTCAACGGCATGGTTTATTTCGTTGAACGGGTCAGCGTGGAAATGCGTGTATAATAATGTCGAACCGAGGTTAGGTATCGGCATTACAACCGCCTGTTTGGTAATGACCACGTTGCCAGTGAGCTTAATACGAACGTTCACGGTCGCACCATGTGGGATCGTCGCTCCGTCAGTCCTAAGATATAAAAACTGTCTTACCTGCAAACTCTCATTGTTAGCGTCCAGCGCCATAATACCTGCATCCCGTGAAGCTCCGATGCTGTCCGTTATTGCGTTCGATGTCTGCACCGAATACGACGTTATCTGAATCTTCGTAGTAAGGTCGCGGAAGTCATAAGTCACTTCACTCACGAGAGCGGGTTCGTTGTCCATCCCTTTACGCTTATCTGTTATCGCAATAGGAACACCGGACCCGTATGTATCGTGCGGATTCGCCGAGTCGATGTCGATAAAGCCTTTGTACTGGCCTGTGAATCCGTTGTGCACACCGCTCAATTCGATGCTTCCTGACCACGGAGAACCGCCGTGCTGGATGATCTCGGCATAGGCTACCTTAGCGGCATCTATCACCGAGGAAACGTTATTGTCAAGGTTCGCCGAAGATAGCATTATCCCGCCTGATCTATTCATACGTCCGATGTCTGTCAGCGCCAGCATTATCGGAAGGCCATTATCGTCGGTCCCCTGTATCATCGTCGTAACAGGCTTCTTGGCGATGGTCTGCTCAACATTGATAGACTTCATCCATATCTTATCCATGTTCGGGTCTTGTCCCGCGAAGACGAGGTCGAACCTCGGCGGATCGTCTACCTTCATGCGCTTGGAGAAGAACACTCCATCATCGCTTAACAGGTCCCCTGCGATAACGTTCTGGTACCCGTCGCGCGGTCCCGCTTCATTCGGCATGTCCGCGATGGTCAACAGATAATTGTGAATGTGATCCCCGCCGCACCGGAACAGGTTGATGCCGATAATGGACGGATTCGCGTTCCGCCCGATAAGGCGATAATCGTTAGCGTCTAAGATGTCACTCACAATATCGACGGCCCCCATGTCCACCCCGGGAGATAACCACCCTGCGTATCCTCTGGAAAAGTTCGGAAGAAGGTCACTCTCATCGAGCGTTGTGCCGTCTGTGAGTTGCGATATAACGAATACGTAAGAATTATTAACCACGCCCGGGTTACCGACTGCGTTCATATACGTCGCTCCTCTGATCGTCATAACCGGAGCGGTGTTGGTCAGAATCGAACCGTTATAATTTCTAACGATCCCGTATTGAGAGTTGTTAGACACTATCGTAACTGCGGCGAATCCACGCGGTACAGACATGCGTATGAATATTTTCTTCGTTTTAGCTACCGTATTGAGAGGAAAGGTTCTCACGATCGAACCGGGCCAAATATCAATAGTACTCTCGTGAAGGTCACCGTTATGTGTTGCCGTTGAACTTATCTTGATCGTGGCTCCGGTCCTGATTAACGCAAAAGTGGTTATTTCGATGGAATACACAAAATCCAGATCTAAAACGTCGTATTCCACGTCCATATATGTTTCCGGATTAACACCGATGTTGTTTACACTGTTCGTTGCTTTTTGATCGTGAGTTGTGTTCTTTGCGAACATGATCGTGCCGGGGAGCAGGTTAGCATCTCCCGCCGGAGCGCGATAGATATGTACGCTGTTCGTGTTTCCGTCCCATCCGACGGGAAGTTCCCCGGACTGCGAACCGCCATGATTGTAATGATTCCTGAAGTACTGCGTCCCGACCTTCTTCAATTCCTCAACAACATCACAAGCGTCTATCTCTATCGTGTCTTGGTATGGTGTTATAGTAGCGATAATACCGCTGAACAATCGCTGGTTTATTCCCAACTCATCGTTCGCATATGTTACGATAACGCGATCCGTGGAGCGTATCTTGTCGTTAAGACCATTGGACCACATCGCGCATGTGTCCAGCATGAGGTTATCCGTTTCCGATAAGATGTCGTTGCTTATCGTGAACGAAGCGGTGAATCCCATATTGACCGTGTGCTTAACAACGGGCTGGACGGCAAGGCGCTCTGTCAAGTCTATCTCGTGCGTCATGTTTCCGACGTTCCTGCGTATGACCGTCCTCGCTATGTCTATGCCCTTGTGCGGTGCGCGTTTGAACACTGCGAGCAACGTAAGGAAGTTCATATTCAGGATGTTCGTTTCTATCGCATACGGGTTATTGGCCGATACAATATCAGGGTTGAACGCACGTTTCAGGACCCAGTGGTCGAACTCCATGCCGGGAGCGGGAACAGCGCGAAACGTCCTCGTGAAACCCAGCGTCAGATAGAAATAACTGAACGGCGCCCACTCATCCGCCGAAGGATCGAACATCTCTATGTGTCCGTGGACCATCGTCTTGTCCGCTGTTATGGACGGCATTATATCTTCCTCTTATGCTTGTGTTCGCACCGTTCCGCCGATATGCGGTTCGTGTGCTTCTTTTTACAGACTTCACAGACGAACAGATACTCGATGTGATCGTCCGAGGTGACTACCTTCTTAATGACCATGCGATCACTGCTCCGTTAGGGACAGCGTGAAATGGATGAACGAACCGCTTGCTTGAGGGTTCACAGCGGTGCAGATATACCGTCTGGTCCCCGTTATAGAGTGAGTTATCTCAAGGAACGAACCGTCAGCGAGTCCGTCCAATATCTCCTCGTTCGCCTTCGATCTCAAGCAGTAACCCGTGAGCGTCTGCTGTGCGCTGTTCCTTCCGCGATAATAGATAAAGTCCTTTTCAGCACCTTCGACCACATGCTGTACTAACTTCGTTGTCCGCACATACGGTGTCATTGTCGCGAACATTACGGTGTTCGGCACCGGGTTCCCGTTCTTCATAACTGTGATACTCATAACATCCCACCGCCTATAACGGCATACATCGATTGACCAACGGCCACGTTCTCGGGTGCGTTCTCAACGATGAAGTTATTCGTCGTATTGTTCGTCTTATTGTTGTTCATCATAATGGCAGCTGTCGCTCCAACGGCGATGCCTGCAGCTCCGGCCACTGCCGCGATCTGCCACGGCTTAAGAGCGGCGCGGAATGCTTCAACGGTCGCGGACGCTGTCTGCGACACCCGTAACCCGTCCGTGGCGAGCTTCACCGCTTTGATCATCGTTGCGGCTCCGGCCATCATCTGGAAAGCGGAGTTGAGCTTCTGCAGACGTTCGGCGTTCTCTCCGGTGACCAGTCCCATAGAGATAAGACCGCGGGATAACGACGATACCGAGGACTTCAGCGCGACCAACGCCGTGACCTGCTTAAGCAGTTGCGTTTCCTGTCTTACGAGTTCTTCCGTGGTCTTTTCCGTAGCGTCGCGAGCTTCCTCTTGTCCGGCGATCAGGTCCTGCGTGACACCGTTCGCTTCGTTCATTTTATCGGTCGCATCCGTTATCGGTTGCGATACATTGTCTATCATCTTGAACGTGTAAACTACATCTCTGTTAATGTCAGCCATTCATCATCACCGCCTTGTTCGTTGCTGTTATCGCCGCGCTCCTTCCGAGCGGAGTTGAAAGGTCGAACCGTCCGACCATGACCCGTGTCACTGCATACGTAAGAGCGGATATTGCGGCAGCTCCGACCACTCCCGCCGCTACTATTCTTGCCCATCCGACAGGGTTCGTTGCATTCGCCGCTACCTCGGATGCGGCCAGTGCCGTTTCCCTTGCCTTGATAATGCCTTCGCGGGCCTTCCACATGGCAATCAATCCGAGGACACCGTTTGTTATCTGCATCATACCGCCGAGCGTTCTAACGGCTCGCGTGGTGCCTTCGTTCGCCAATCCTAACGATTCCAATGCGCGGTTCACTTGCGAGATGCCTTTGACACCAGCGGAACCCATCGATTTATACCCGCCGAGGTTTATGTTCTCGGTCATCCCGATGCTGTAAGGACTGCTCATATCTTCACTCCCGCATTCTTGTACATTTTCCGCATCTCGGATTCTTCGTTCTTCATCACTGCGTACAGCACTTCATACTGCTGGAGCGTCATGTTATCCAGCATGTTCTTGTCTACCACGGGACAGCGGAAGCGGTCACCGAATGAAAGATATTCAACGTCCACTTCAGCCGGAGCGTGCGACGAAAGAATCTCGTGCGCTTGCCTTAACGTGGAACGCTCCTCTTCGGTCAGTGCTTCCAGCAATGAGTCCACTTCATCCATGTTATTGAGAAAGGGGTACTCGATGGTCCCCATCATGTAGAGGTCTAAGGACGGCGTGAGCAGTGACCACAGTTCCCAGTATCTGGAGTGCATCTCCTCGGTCGCTTCGCCGTGTTTGACAATCGGGTCTAATTCTGTAAGCTCCGCTTCGATCTCGGTGCAATCGGGGAAACGGAAGATGCGGATCGCGTCAATATTCTTTTTTACGCGCTTCGGAAGGTAGCGCAGAACGATGGTCCCGCAGTTCTCCGTTTGCATAATGAATCGACGGCGATGCTGGTTTAGGATTTTCTCCACCGGCACATACTGGATTTTCTCCTTTGCTTCTTCCGTGTCGCAGAACTCGTATCTTGTCATTCATTTGGTCCTCACTTCTTATACACGGAAACGTCCCTCGCGATTATCGTTATAGATTCGTCGTAGACATCGTGCGATCTTGATGGTTGATCGTTCCCGGGCAGATAACATCCGCGCAACTCGAGCACCGTTTTAGATAGAGATAATTCTGCTATGAACGGACTCGTCCCGTTCCTTTTCAGCGTGTCCCAGAATTTCGACGTGGACATTACGCTCAAAGATAGTTCCATGCCTATGTTACCCGGGACGATCCCCGATCCGGCCTTAAGCGCGGGACCCGTCGCTCCGGTCGTTGGATTGACATCGAACCCTTCTTTAGTTGTGAGGTTGTTCGATATTTTTAACTCGAATGAGGATGCGGGGACATCCATCCAAACGGGCATATCTGGAAGTCCTAACACTCGCGGGTACTGTTTGTATGTAGCAGGCGGCCCCCCGTCTGCGGCAGTGCCGGGCATTCCGGTGAAACCGAGTGCGGCTCTCGATTCCTTCTGTTCGCTCATATCTCTGCATATCACATCTATTTTAGCGCGTATCTGCTTTCCGACACCATCTGCCGAGAATGTGAGATTGTCGATCTTGCATCCTTTCGCGAGGAACCACTGGTCGGACGCGATCCTAATGACGGCGGAGAACGACGGGAGATCGTTCTGGTTATTGATTTCTATCTCATCCACGTACCCACCCAAAGCCATCGAAAGCAAATGAACGGCAGACGAAACCCCGCCGGCATTATTATCGACTAAAGACAGTTCCGCCGAGAAACCGCACTCGCGCTGTGTGAATATCACATGGGAGAGCGTTCTGAACCCGTCCGATTGTATGGTATCGGCCCCGGGATCGTCCGTTGTGTCGAGCGTTCTCATGCGGCCAAAAGTCCTAAATCCGACTTCCGACGAAGCAAATGTAGGTGTGACACCGTAGGTTGATTCGCGTGCATATAGTATCGATCCGAGCTGTCCCGGTGTCTTTATTGCCATTATTCCACTTCTCCAGTATATCTTATCAAGTCAACATTGAACTCTATCACGGTCCTCTTATTCTCATCTAAACCAACGTGCGCGGGAGAGGACATCGCCCTAATGCAGAGGTATAACGTGCCGCTGATCTTCGCGTCGAGGACCAGCCGCAACGCATTGTAGACCTCGTTCGCCTTATCGTAAACCTTTGATTCTCCGTCCTGCCCGTAGTTCCCTGCGATAGAGATCGTCACGGAAGGATAATCCACCGGTTCGGTCACCTCGGGAACGCCGGCGCCTGAAGGACTGCGGACAATGATAGCGAGCGGTCTGTTCTCGAATGCGCCTTGGTCGGCGATAGTGAACAGGTCCGTCATGCGTTTTCCGATGCCTTCGGACTCGAGGAAGGTCACGATGTCCAGCGACGGGTTATTGCTCATAGTCCCGACCTCTCGAGTATATCGTCCATTTCACGCATGGCGGCGTTTATGATCTTGGTCGCGTTGGCAAGCACGGGAGTTTCGACGAACTTATTGCCAGTTCTCTGTGTAGACCATCCAGTACCCGGGTACTTCGTCTTATCCCAATAGTGAGTTGTTTTCTCGTTATCATGAACGTATGCAGCGTAAGGAATACCGCGATAACCGATGTCTACGGCCACCTCATCCCCTGTGTTGCGCACCATACGGATGATGAACCCTTTCCGAAGGTTCTGCAATCCTACGTTCTGCGGCGGTTTAGACCTTGGTACGAGATTACCGTCCTTGGTCTTGCGCATCTTATAACGCTTGGTGTTCGACATCGGAGTGAGCTTCTTTATATCGCCTTCAACCGTCGTTCTTAACGCGAGCTGGATAACACGCGCACGTTCCTCGACGAAGTTATCCTTGAACGCGCCGAAGCTCTCTGTAAGCTTCCCGATGTCCGTTATGTCTACGGTCCGTGTGAATGTTCGCGATGTCATATATTTTCATTCCAGTATGCTTGTAATTGCGGACGCAGTTGTGCGATGACCTCTTCCAGTCCTGTACGATCGTACAGTGCCTTGCACAGTTGAAGCACCGCATACCGTATTGATTCAGGAACAACGTCGTAACCGCTCTCGTAGGAGATGGTGACGGAGCGGAACGGTTCATTCACGTATACTTCTACGATCCCGCCGTCCCACGGCGCGGAGGAATAATCCGCACACTTAACGGATTCGCCGCAGGGACGTTCGTATTCTACGGAATGAACAACACGAAGAGGGACCGCGACGGGGATGGATAGCAGGGCTGCGTTGTCGCGGGCATGCGCATTTGTCATAGTCGTTTCAAACTTGCGCCGAATTATGACACGTCCCATCATGTCCTCGAGCAGCGATCTGGCCTGTTTGATCATTTGCCGGAGCAACATATCATCATCGTTTAAGTCAGCAGCATAACCGATGAATTTCTTTACCGTGTCAATTTCAACGGGTTCTTTGACGAGTGTTCCGAGTGCGTCTTTTTCATTCGTGTGTGAGGTCATTGCGCAACCACGTGACGGTTTACTGCGTGGTTTGTATATTGATAATCATTTACGTTTTCAAAGAAATGTAAACGATTATCAATAACACACGGACGCTTTTAAGATTATAATGCCCGAACGGGCAGGATGTGAGAACATGTTCGACATGATAGATATGATAGTCATACTCGTTATAGCGGGTATCACAGCATTCTTCTACCTGTTCACTTCGTGGGGAGCGGCTTACACCGCATCCGTCGAAGATGACATGTTAGCAGAAGCAAAGGCCAAAGCGGAAGGCATAGACACCTACTGCGCTTGGCGTGTGATAAAAGGCAAAGTGTTAGAATGGAAAAAGAAGGGCATGGCATCGGTCGTATGGTTCGAGGTCATCGCAATGACGATACTCGGTGCGATCTCCACGGTTGTTGTCATGGATCAGGTCGCGTTCCTGAACGGACTGGACATCACCGGCACGATACTCGCGGCGGGCATCGGCGGAGTAGGTCTGGCCTACTTCTGGGAGTTCGCAACGAAGTGGTTCGTTGAGGAGCAGCTTGACAAAGTCAAGGCTAAGATATACGAAGGACTCGGCAACGTTGAGAACGCGATCGCGAAGCTGAAACAGTCGCTCATGCCGACAGAACCGAAGACGTGACAACATGGCCACGCAGGACTCTCCGATTAATCTGAACTGCGTTTATCATGGAAACCATGAAGCGCGGATAAGAAGTGCAGAGAAGGACGTAGAGGACGCAGTGACTCTCATCCGAGAACTTACCGTTAAGGTAGATGAAGGGTTCCTGCGGATAAGCGAAAAGACCGACCAAGTGGACAAGTTCGCACATGAAAGGCACGACAGCCTTCTGTGGAAGCTTGGTATCCTTGTCGGTATCGTGTCCGTCATAGGCGGAGCGATAGGTTCAACGCTCTTTTGAGGACAGGCGGCCTTACCGCCCTTTACATTTTTCTCATGATTGTTGGCATACACCAAGCAATCAGACGGTACGTTCAAACCCGCCGCACCTGCTTCAGGCGGAAGCGGTGGCGGGGGAGAATACAGCGAAACCGAGTTTCACTCATATACTGTTAATGAATTAAGGAGTCCTGCGGGCATCGCCGTAATGCGGCTATCAACGGTTAATGGTGTCGCAGTACATTTCATAACAACAGCGACCTTGTATAAAATTAGCAGAAACAGACTGTCCATTACAACAAAGTATGACGCAAACGGCCGACCGATAGGCATAAGATGGTCGACCCGGCCGTTTATCGCCAATACTGACGAATCGAATTTTCCAGTGGGTAGCACCATGGGTAGTAATTTTGTTCACACTCCGACCGCGATCACATTGAACACAACTACGATCGTGTTCACCTCACAGAGAACCAAAAACAACTACACGTGGATGAAATTCAAAGAAGTGGTTGAATCCATATTAGATACAGCCGGATTCGGAACGCCTTCCGAGGTATCGTTCAATATAGCATCTTCTGAACATTTATGGTTTTATTCGGCGAATCCAAAGTGTTGCAAAGAGAACAAAATAGTTTCAGGTGCCATTCGATTACCGTGGCACCCTTCGACAGTAAATAACGATACTTGGATGTACACTGACGTTAATAATGTGCATGATCCGAAATATCCGTTAGGCGGGCATGTCCTTCCGAACGTTATCGAGATGGGTTACACCAGTACGGCGATTACGACTGCCCAAATGTCAATATGGGAATCAACCGATGGAGAAGCAACGTTTCACTGGGATGATGATTGACGGTTCAATCCCAATGGAACGTCAGTTCAATATTACAACATCACCACTTTATCAGTGATTGTCGCTGCTGTTGGGAAAGTGAAAGTTTGAAAATGCTCAAAGCTGTTCAATAAACTATCCCGGCCATCTATTACGATCCCGTGCAGGTATAAGGATTGATTACCCGCACTGCCGGATCCGTGAATGGTGTTAAGAATATAATACCCGCCGTTCGCGTTTGCGTTCCCTCGTGATATATGACCTGCACAAGTGTGTGCGTTCGTCATCGCATTAGATCCCAAGCGGATCAATTCAACGGCTAATTTATTGTTGCTGTTCAGCTGTGCCGCGCTGTCGTTGATTACGGTCATGTTGAATCTAAAACGTGGGGACGCGCTTGTCGGAGGATTAGCTCCCGCTAATGAGGAATTAATGAGATGCAGATACATTTGTTTCCCGCCACCGCTTCCGCCTGAAGCAGGTGCGGCGGGTTTGAACGTACCGTCTGATTGCTTGGTGAGGACATCTCCCGTGACTCCTGAAGCTACGTCTATCTTGTTTGTGAGCGTGATAACATCGACGCTCTTTGATGTTATCGCTTGGGCTATTCCATTGACCTTGATCGTTTCTATCTTATTGACCTGTGCGCCCGCTTCGATGCCGTCTACCTTGTCCTTGACCGCCGATAATCCCGTAACGTCCGCGATCTCATGACCATGCGCAAAGTCCGTTACGTCCGCCTTGACGTGTTTGTGTGCGGAAGGTGTGAACGTTGCAGGAACATTATCAATGTCCGCCCACGGGACCTTGCCCGAGGGTCTTGCGCCAACGTCCGCCGAAGTGAGGACAACGGCCCCGGTCTTACCGTTCACGCTATCGACCTTATTCTTCTGCGCTCCTGATTCGATTCCTGAAAGCTTGCTCTCTGCCGTTGTTACGCGACCATCGAGAACACCGAACGTTGTGTTCAATCCTGTTATCTGCGACTTGATCGTTCCGATGTCTGATTCCGCTGTCGCAATGCGCCCTGTAAGGCCGCTAAGCACGGAGTTGAGGTTTACTATGTCTGACTGCTCTATCGCGCGCGTGACGGCTTCCTTGCCGTCCCATAAGACGAATTGACCGCCTGTTACCTTGGATGCGTTGTACGGCATCCTCTTGAGGATGTCTAACAGGTGTATCTTGAGCGCGTCATTGTCCAGCGGGTCCCCGTCTATCTTATCGAACGGTACGGTTATCGACTTCGTTTTGCCTTCCAGCGTTGTGAATGTTAAGTCCGTTTTTACCCATTCGACGTTAAAGAATGCGTTCTTAATGGGTGTGATGAATGTGTTCTCCAGTGATATGGTTGCCAGTATAGCGTCCCCTACGTCAAGGTTCGGGATGTTAGAGGATGCGATGATAACGCCCGCAGGTGATTCCATGACCAGCTGTATCGGAAGCTTCCCGTCAGTGCATCTTATGAGAACGGTCCCGGGTATGACCACCTTGCCGTTCTCGATCTCGACATACGGATAGAACATCCTTCCGCGCTCATCGGGGACCTGAACGCCGAACTCGAACCGCGCATCCCATCCGTTGTATTCAGCGGGAACGGTGAACAGTATCTCCACGGATGATACGTCCGCTCTGGACCCGCCGTACTGCTTGTCTAATGTCAATTCCCTTGTCGCAATGTCATAAGATGCTTGGATCGTAAACATGGTATCACTCGGTCTTAAGAGGTTGAAAGAGGGGATCGCTCCCCTCTGAATTGGTTTTACTCTCACGCTGTAGGCACGAGCTTCGCGAACGAGGACGGCTGTACGACCGCTCCGCCCACTCTCTTCGAGAAGAAGAACTCGACCTGATTCTTGTGCTTCTGCGAGTATTCGTCGCGTATAACGGTCATTCCGACCGCGTTGTCTACGATCTGGTACTTGCGGAAGTTTCCGAACACTGCGGAGTTCTTCGGTGCGCTTCCCGCTATTACAACGGGGAACCCGTTGAACACACTCGGTGCGCCTGCAGACAAGGGAGCCTGCCAGAGGTACTGGCCTGCGGTGTCCTTGAGTTTCCTCATTGCTACGGCTGTTGCCTTGTTGACAACGTATATCGCGTTCGCGTCTGTTTCCGTGGGAACAAGACCCCACAGGTCTATGAGGTTGTCTGCAGACAATGCCGCCTTTTTCTCTTCCACCTCATCGTTAACGAACACACCCTCGGGCTGTTTCGTTCCCGTTCCTACGAGGAATGCGGCACCTTCCAGTTTCGCGAGCTTTCCGACGAGCTTCTGCGATATGTACTGCTCGATGTTTATCACACCATCCGTGAGCAGGTCGCGGGTCGGTGCAACGTAGACGTTCGCCGCGAACATCTCAACCTCTACCATCCCGATGGACGGCGGAGTTGTCAGACCTCTGGTATCGGTTTCGCCGGACCACTGGCCGCCCGCTTCTCCCTTCTCAAAGAGGAGTTTCGCGATATTGCTGTTCACAGTGATCTGCGAGCAGTACTGCCTTATCGGGTCTATCTCACCCTCTTTGGCGATTATGTCTGCTACGAATGCAGGCGGAACAGCATATCCCATAGAACCGCTGTTGCTTATCGCCATGTTCTTAGCGTCGAACTGCCCCGTCCTTGCGAACGTTCCGAAGGCTTTCACATCAGGCGAGGAGAAAAGGTCACCCTTCCCTTCGGGTACGTAGGTCGCTCTGAGCTGGAGTTCAGCGACAGCGTCCTTTATCTCGTTCATCTTCTTCGCATGCTCTTCCATATCGGACTTGACCTTCGAGTAGTTCTCGGGCAGTCCGTGGAGCTGAGCGGCGATCTTCTTGCTCTCTTCGTTGTAGGTTTCCATCCACTTCGTGACTTCGTCGTGGAGTGCCTTTACGTCTATTTCGGTCATTTTTTATCCCACCCTTTTGAGCGCACTCATAAGGTCATTGTATGCTTTCAATTCTCCATCCGGCACCGAGTCGTTAACGGATGCAATCGAGGGAATGCCGGCATCGGATGGAGTGTCAGTTGAGAATGCGGAATCGATCGCCTTCATGACGATCTGGAACATGTCCGCGGGGAGTTCCTTTATTTCGGGGAGTGAACAGAATGCGATGCGGACATCGGCCATAGCTTTCGCGTCAATGAACTTGGCCTGTGCATGCGCCATAGGGTTCGCAGGGAACGTCACGAGGGAGCCTTCCCATAGGTCGACCTTCGTTAACATGCGAGTGCCGTCCTTTTCGTACTTGAAGTCGTTCGCGATATAACCGATGGACAGGCCCTTGATGTGGCCGTTTTTAAGCAGAGAGTATTTTTCTCTGCCGAGCTGGACGTTCTGATCTGTGGTCGCATATATGGACAGGTCGTTTTTGTGTCCTGTTATGTTGAATGAACCGATAACGCTCCCGTGTTCATGGTTCCACAAAAGAACCCGCGACAATCCTTTTTCCTTGATCGTGTCCTCGAAGCATCCTCTTACGCATATATCTCCGACATGATCCTTGTTGCCGTATGTTGATAAAATACCGTCGAACGTCCCGGGGGAATCGTCGAACTTGAACTCAACGTCTGGAAGATGCTTAATCTCAAGCATATAGGTATATGGTGTGTTACGGTTTATTGATAATCATTTACAATAGGCGTTAAAAGTGCCTAAATTGACGAGTAAGCGATGAAACAACGGCAGTTAATTATCTCCTCGGGACCTGCTCCGTGACCGTCATCGGTCGGATAGTCCATGATCGTTTCTCCGTATTTCCCGCTCCAGCGGTACAATTCGTCAAGCGACAGCGTCATTCCGTCAAGCGGTTTATGAGTGTCGCGCACATCATCGTCCAACGTGGTCACCCACTCCTTGCGCTTCTCGATCCTGCTGTCCTCATTCAGCACACGGAAGGACTTCATCGAGGAAGCGTTCGATGCCGTTGCCGTTTCCGTCCTCGCGATGGTGTTCGCACGGGACATCTTGATGTTCTTATCGAATGCTTCTATCACGCCGTCGCGGAAGTCTACCGTGTTGTCGGAATAGTCGTAAACGTACTGCACGGCTTCCAGCGTGGTGTTGTTTATCTTCGTTATCCGTTCTCCCGTGACTGTATGGATATACTCACGCATGATGCCGTCGTAAGTACTTTCGGTCGCTCCCGAAACTACTGTGTCCTTGTGTTCCATGTCAACGAACCGAGCCTTTATCTTCTCGCTGTCGCGCTGGATCATTGGATATATATCGTCGCTCATGGCCGTATACATCCACACGAACACGCGCTGCATGTCCTTATCCGTTGAGTGAATAGCACGGGCAATGTCGTTCGTATCGGGATTGTCAAGCTTAATAAGAGCGAGCTTCTGCGCTTCAAAAACCGAACGTAACTGCGGACGCATCACTCGTTCGTACTTTGTGCGCACCTTTTCAATCTGGTTATACGCTCGACGCTTCTGCGCTCTTGTGCGCAGGTTGACCATCTTTATCTCGGGATTGAAGTCATATCCCTGCATCATTCATCTCCCATAGGCGGAGCGGGAAGGTCTGCGGTCGCGTCCTTAAGCGGAGCCAGTCCCATCGGTACGAGGATTATGTCACCGTCCGAACCGATGTCATCGTAGCCTTTCATCTTACGTTTCTCGTTGATAGTGAGGAAGTTGACACTGTTCAGCGCGATGTACATCTCACTTTCGTTCCCTTTCGCACCCGGGACGGATTCCACATCATAAGTGACATGACGCTTGAACACCGGGTATAGCGCGGAATCGAAAGCTTCCCATACCATATTGAGGAGCGGGATAACGGTATCGTTCGCATATTCTTTGTTCGCTTCCGTAGCGTTCGCGTATGTCTTGTTCGCACTGTCTCCGATCTTCTCCGGCGGGACACCATAAGCTATGGCGATCTCCCGCGCATACAGAACGTGCGAGTTGGCAAAATCCATCTCCACAGCCGTGAAACCAGCGGACTTGGCATCCTTGCCGTCATCGAGGACCATCGTCTTGTTGTTGTTGCCGGCGCCGGAATACTTCGCGTTGAGAGCGTCAACGAATTTGGAGAACTGATCAGGGGATAATGCTCTCGGAATTGTCACGATCATCGACGGGTTCCCGCCGTTCTCCGTGGTCGATAAGTTCCATCGTCTTATCGCGTCCTGTATGAGAATTGCGCGTGCCGCCGATACCACGGGAGATATGCCGAGGACATCATCATCGGGAGATTCGTGCTTGAGATGGATCATATCTTCGACGGGGATGGTTCGTATGCCCGATGCACCGAAGTTGACCTGCCAGCTTCTGACCGGGTCGATGATGTTCATCGTTCTGTCCGGTTGAACGCGCGACGGGTCTATGACATGGAGTTCTTCGATACCGCGAACTGTACGCACAATGTAGACGAACGCGTTGCCGTGGACCTCGAGGTCAGTTATGATCTTACGCAGGAACTTGCTACGCGTGGACGTTTTATTGGGATTGTTGAGAAGCTTGATCATCGGGTCGTTCGGCGATTCGATCTCGTTGTTGTTATCGTCCGTGACAATGAACGGCACAGAAGCGACCGAGGACGCGTTAAGGTCTACGGATCGTCTTACGTATGAATTGGTCTTATAAGCAGCCTTCTCCGCGCTTGCGTTGGCTCCCCAAATGAGCGATGAGAGGACACCGCCGAATCCGATGTTGGCCTGTGACGGCTGTTCTTTTTTCTCTGTTCCGCGCAGACGGCCTAATAGTCCCATACAATAGTAACGTGCGTTACCGTTTATTGATAATCATTTACCTTTTTAGATGAACGCTATGTTCAGCGATTGTTCCGCTTCCTCGACGGGCTTGGATGATATGGCGTAACGCAAACTGTCGACGGCATGATCGAATCCCTTCAACGGCTCCCTGTTAAGGTCGCGCGCATCCATCTTCGGGTTCCAAATATACTCCCGTAATTCGTCCTTCAGGTTCATCGATGATGGATGTATTCGTATCTTCTTCGCCATAACTTGCTCAATCCCGAACAGCACGGCCTTGTATGCGTCGATGCACACGTGTTCAGCATCCTTATCGCCTATGTCCTCGTATGGTGTGCGGAATCCCGATTTAGCGAGTGAGAACTTACGGTCAGGTTCCGCCGTATCGCATCGTATCAGATTGACCCGTTGCTTGTTCCAGCCGTGATCGTCGAAGATGCTGTTCATCCTTCCGTTTATCTTATCCTGATCTAATCCGCGCTCGTACAGTATCTCGTATGCGTAGCGTTCTCCGTCGCGGTCCCATACGGCTACTGCCGCTGTCGTTCTCGCTCCCCAGTCTATGCCTACTGCGGACGGTGTCGTTTCGAGGATGGATTCGGGGAAATCATCGTCTATTATCCAATGCAGACCTTCCATGTAGACAAGTCCTTCCAGTATGCCCGGTTCCCCTTCCAAATAGACCCGTTGATAGTTAGGGTTTCTGGAACCCTTAGCCTTCTCATTCTCGATCCATTCCGGTGTGAGCTTCGGGTTGTCCATGTACGTGGTGTGAATGACCTGCGTACCCTTCGGGAGCGTTCCGTTCTTGTACGGATAAACCCAGCGTTTGACCGCCCAATGGTTCTTGTCTATGGGATTGAACGTGACCACGATCTGCGCATCCTTGTACGATCTGCCCATCCTGTTCGTTAACATGTCGTAATCTTCCTCGCGTATGGCCGTTACTTCGTTCACATAGACCCGGCGCGCATCCGTGAACTTCTTAAGACGCTCCTTAGAACGTTCTCCCGATGAGCGGGATGTCGAGGAGAATATCACGCGATGCCCGCTCTGAAGGATTATCTCATACGGTGCGCTCTCTTTGGATGTGTAACCTATGCCCGCATTGTCGAGAATCTGTCGCATCGGTTCAAAGCAATCGCTTCTTACCGAGGTCATATCTTCCATGAGGAATAACGAGAAACCCGTGGATTCTTGCACACCGTGAAGGATGCAATGTTGCATCGCGAAGTACGTTTTACCGCTTCCCGAACCGCCGTACATGGCGAATTCTCGCGGACACTCCGCAACGGCTGGCTTCCAGCATGATAAGAGTTCCATCGTTGCTGTGGTCATTCATTCTCCATTTTTGCCCCGCAAAACGGGCAGAATTTCATCTTTAAGCATATTCCGTTGTATTCGTCGTAACTCCCATCATCGTTACAATGTTCCTCTGCTTCGGTGCAACGCAACATCACATCGCCGTAACTCGCGAAGATGTCGAACGTATCCATCATTGTCAGCATGTCATCGCAACAACATTCTTTTATCGTAGAGGGGAACATTTCTTTGAGCATATTGACACCCACGATAAACCGTCCGTTCACAATCATGTTATTCCCTGTCCTATTATTGACCCTTATCCTCTTCTGTTCTCATAACCTTTTCTTTGCGATCTGGAACGCATACTCTTCGACCTCATCGAATATCTCCTTATCCGTTTTACACGGATCGTACAGACCTTCGGAAGTGAACCCGATTATCAGTTCATCGACGCTTGTGCCGTATATCTTGGTTATCTTGCCGATCGGGTCTGTTATGATGCTGTGAGCTGTTTCGATGATATGGCGCAATCGGACAACGGAAGTAAACGGCGGGAAGGTTACAATGGAGTTCGGGTATTGGTATAATTCCTCTTTCGTTATAACGCACGGAAGTGGGATTTCGCTCATGACCACACCACCTTGACCTCTTTCACAGTTCCGCCCTCGGAACCTACGGTCCCCTTATTAAGTCCGCAATACTTCCCCATTTCCTTGATTATGTCCAGCATTGTTTCGTTGTGTTTCACGATGAGGTATGATAACGTAGGGTCGCGCGCGGAATCAGATATGGCCTTTCGATACAGACCTTCTGTTTCCTCGAGTCTGCGGCATAACTGGGATATTGTGAGTTCGCGGCTTATTTGATGTATTGTCCCGTTTGTCTGTTGTTGGACAGATTCAGTCCTTCGGACGCGCGGGTACGGGATGAGAACCGCCCTGTCCAGTCCTTCGCCCTCGAATTTCTTGAAATAACGTCTTACTGTCTTTTCGCTTATGTCGATGCTGTCCGCCACATCGGATGGAAATAACCCGTCTGTGAACCCTTTGCGCATCGTCGCGATCTGTGAGTCTGTTGCTACCATTTTCTCATCCCTTCCACCTTCCCTCTTTATGCTTTCTCATCGCTTCTTCACACTCTTCCGTCCCGCATGTCCATAACTCCACGGTGTATGCGCCGGAAGGCAGCTTATCCCAATACTCCGCTGTTTCCTCGCATATTGTCTTTCGGCACATGCAGTATTTCGACTTCATTCTTTCACCTCTATCTCGACGGGACTTGGTATTGTTCCTTTGCCGGAACATGCTATGCAATCTGTGATGTATTCACCGCCGACGGTTTCTTTCCCCGTTCCGTTGCAACGATAACACGTTTCCTTATCGGTCATTCTTTCACTTCCTTCTTCAATTCGATGTATTCCGGTGATTCCGTAATCGGTCGTAATGGGCATTGTTTGAACAGTTCACCGAAACCATAGCGTTTACGGTTGTCATAAGAACAGTAGAAATTTGCGCCGTTGCCTATCCCTCGCTTAGAATAGAACTTACAGCTTATACATGATGCTAATAACCACGGCGTGCCGTCTATCTCTACGAATTTGCTCGTGTCGATGTAATAGAGTATTCCGTTGAGCTCTATGTGTTCTTCGTCGTATATCTTCATTCTTCTATCGCCTCAACCTCGATGTCCCTGTTGCAGTCGTAAGGGCAGTATTGCGGGATGTACGAGTAGGGGGGGGGGAGAATGAGTTTCCCCTCGAACGTACACAATCCGTATTCGCATGTGCATCGGAATCTCATGTTATCCCTCCTTGTTCTTCTCGATGATGTTGAGGAGTTCGCACAGGATCCGATGCGAGCCTGCTGAATGTTCAAAGTCGAGTATGGCTTCGCCTTCTCTCGGCGGTTGGTTGTCGTTCATGGCATCCTCGACTTCCTTCAGCATATTCTTCGCCCATGCTTCTATGTCATCTATGAGGTTGGGTAAACGTTCTACTCTACCTGCATCAATCATCTGCGTGTTCTTCCAGTGTTTATTCATCCTATCACACCCCCAGTAACCAGTAGATACCCATGAACACTGCGAATCCTACGAATACTGCGCACAGGAAGTATATAGTGATGTTCCACGGGCTGTTCGGTCTGTAATCGCCTTTCCGCATCGTTGTTGTTGTGACGCTTCCGTTCCTCATTGTTTGACCTCCTTTCCGTCTTTGTATTCGCCTACGAGTTTGCCCATGCCGAAGTCGATGACGATCCATTCATCGAATGAGAACGATGAGTCCTCTTTCGCGGCGTCTGTTGCCGCCTT